CCAGACCCCGAACACTACCCACAAAAGGTAATATGGTTAATGAAATGGTATCAATCAATTGTAATGAGGAATAGAGAATGAAAGAAAATGCATTTACACACTATGTAAGAGATGATGAACTATATGGCCGTTTCAAGGATGCGGCTAGAGAAGATAAGTTGCCAATCTTAGACAACAAGACATTTGAAAGAATGAATAAAGAATACGGCAAAGAGAAGATGCGAACAAATCTTGCTGACTATATTGCAACAGAACGACCTGTGTTCCCACTAAAAGAAATAACCAAAGAGAGAATGAGAGAAAGTTTTCATTCTTTACAAAAGTTTGATACCAGCACCATTTGTATTCCAAAAGAACAAGTTGAAAAAGTAGTATTTGAAAAGTATGACGATTACAAATATAGCTACGAAGATTATGGACTTGGCTTAATAAATGGTGCTAGTACCTTCAATGATGTATCAAATTACTTTCATCAAGACTTACGACTTGAATGTGGTAGTTATGGTTTCAGAGCGCCTAAAGAAGTATGGGAAAATGGTTCTGCATACGATATATGGAAATGTTTTGGTCCTATCTGGCGTGGTATAAATGATGTTCAAAAAGTTATGATTGAAGGTAAAGAAGAATTGATGGGAGGCCAGTTAAGTGAGAAAAGTTATGTGTCTGCATTTAGACTCGGCACTTATATTGCAACGCAGTTTAAACCAGTTGTTGCAAAAGCAATCTATGACATCACAGAGGCAAGAACTGTATTAGATACAAGTTGTGGTTGGGGTGATAGACTTGCAGGATTCTTTGCCTCAGACGCCGAAGAATTTTATGGTTGTGACCCAAACCCAAATACATATAGAAGATACCAAGAACAAATAGCAACTTACAATAAGATGTTATCTAAACCTAAAAAAGTTCAGATATGGAATTGTGGTGCAGAAGATTTACCTTATAACAAACTGCCGGCGATTGATGTTGCATTTACTAGTCCGCCTTATTTCTCAACAGAAGAATATAATAAAGGTGGCGAACTAGAAGAAAACCAATCTTGGTTTAAGTTTAATGAATATGATAAATGGCGTGATGATTTCTATTTAGTGGTTGCAGAGAAAACAATGGAAGTAGCTAAGTTCATGTTTGTGAATATTATGGACCCAAAGATACATGGTGTCCGTTATCGTTCTAGTGATGAACTAGTTGATAAGTTTAAAGATAAGTTTCTTGGCCAAATAGGTATGAGGATTATGCAACGCCCTCAAGGCAAGGCAGTATTCAATGACGAAGATGGTGCATTTAGTAAAGAAAAACTAGATGAACATATGAACAAGATGTTTATAGAGAATGTTTGGTGTTTTGGACCTGAAACAGATTTGTTTAAGAATTCAAGAATGGCAACACTAGATGATTTTTTCTAAATAGTGCTTGACAAACCCAACTAAAGAGAGTATAATACTATTATGTTAACCGTACAAAGAAGATTAAAAGAACAACCAGATTCAGAGTGGGAGTTCCATGAACTCTCATCAGATAAATTCCCTGGTGGATTCCAGAGAGAATCAAACTGGGCAGTAAATTACAAAAGAAGAAATTCAGACCCTAAACATAAACACGAATATAAAGTGGAGCTAAAAACATGAGTGATTTTTTAAAAGATATAATAAGAGAAACAGGTAACGAATATGCAAGTCTAGTATCAGATGGTTCAACAGGCGATGTGAACGATTTCATTGATACAGGTTCGTATATTTTTAATGCATTACTTGGCGGTAGTATTTACAGAGGACTACCATCAAACAAGATTACTGCAATCGCCGGCGAAAGTGCAACAGGTAAAACATTCTTTGTGTTAGGTATGGTTAAGAGTTTCTTAGATAAGAATCCAGACGCTGGTGTTATCTTTTTTGAAAGTGAATCTGCAATTACAAAAGAACTGATTGAAGAACGAGATATTGATAGTACTCGTATGGTTGTAATGCCTGTAACTACTGTTCAAGAATTCAGACATCAGGCAATTACTGTCTTAGACAAATACATTGAACAAAAAGAATCAGAAAGAAAACCAATACTACTTGTGTTAGATTCTCTAGGTATGTTATCAACTACTAAAGAGATGGAAGATACACAAGCAGGTAAAGAAACAAAAGATATGACAAGGGCACAAATTGTAAAAGCCGCCTTTCGAGTACTCACCTTGAAGTTAGGGAAAGCTTCAGTTCCCCTTATTATAACAAACCATACTTATGATGTGGTGGGCAGTATGTTCCCACAAAAAGAGATGGGTGGTGGGTCAGGATTGAAATATGCCGCTAGTAGCATTGTCTATCTTTCCAAACGCAAAGAAAAGAATGGTACTGAAGTTATTGGTAACATCATTCATTGCAAGAATCACAAGTCAAGATTGACCAAAGAAAATAAAATGGTTGATGTTCGATTGACTTACGACAAAGGTTTAGACAGACACTATGGTTTATTAGAACTGGCATTGAAATATGGCATCTTCAAATCAGTTTCTACACGAGTTGAGTTGCCAGACGGCACTAAGACTTTTGGTAAGACTATAAATAATAATCCAGAAAAGTTTTACACACCAGAAATACTAGAACAGTTAGATGCCGTTTGTGCCAAAGAATTTAAGTATGGAGACCACATTGAACAAGAAGTCGAAGATACCGAAGATACCGCCGACACATAAGACCACAAATCCAAAACACAATGATGATTATGTTTTTGTAGAGAAACCTGGAGAGGACTTTACAGGACTTAAACTCATTAGTGGTCCTTTTGGTGGCATAGTTTACAAATATGGTAATGTAGGATTCAGGCCTGAGTCAGAGGCAATTGATGGCGCATTACCAATGGTGTTTGATTATACAGTCATAGAGAATAGGATTGAGGCAGACACCGACGGTCAAGAGTTTATCAATCATATTGGTGATATTCTGGTCGTTCTATTGGAAGACCAGATGAAAGAAAGAGAAGAATTAGGCTTGACACTAGATGATAAGTAGTGTATAATATAACATTAATATAAGAGAATATACTTGATGGAAAGAATTGAAACGACAGCGATTAGAAATCTAATCCATAACGAAGAATATTGTCGAAAGGTTTTACCTTTTATCAAAGAAGAATACTTTACAGATAGATTAGAGAAGTTAATATTTACAGAAATCTATAAGTTTGTAAACAAGTATAATAATCTCCCAACAAAAGAATCTTTGTCTATTGAAATGAATACGAACAAAGGTATCAATGAAGATGAATACAAAAGAATAACTGAAATCATTTCTTCATTGAATCCAGAACCAATTAACATTGATTGGTTGGTTGAAACGACAGAAGCGTTTTGTAAAGACCGTGCAATTCATAATGCCATCTTAGGTGGTATTCAAATACTTGACGGCAAAGATAAAGAACATACACCAGAATATCTTCCAGAGTTATTGTCAGAGGCGTTATCGGTTTCATTTGACAAGAAAGTTGGTCATGATTACCTACTTGAATCAAAAGAACGATATGATTATTACAATCGAAAAGAAGAACGACTTGAATTAGATTTAGATTTCTTCAACAAGATTACAAGAGGTGGCATCCCATCTAAAACTTTGAACATCTGCCTTGCAGGTACTGGTGTTGGTAAGACCATGTTTATGACACACCTTGCCGCTTCAACATTACTACAAGGTAAAAATGTATTATACATCACAATGGAAATGGCAGAAGAAAGAATCGCTGAAAGAATTGATGCGAATCTATTGAATGTCGGCATGAGTGATTTAGAAGAATTACCATATAAGATGTATGAAACAAAGATAAATAAATTACAAAGTAAAACAACTGGTCAATTAATCATTAAAGAATATCCAACCGCAACTGCACACATTGGGCATTTCAAAAATCTATTGAGTGAACTTGCATTGAAGAAGTCATTCAAACCAGATATAGTTTTTATAGATTATTTAAATATATGTGCCTCGTCAAGATTTAAGGCTGGGGCAAATGTTAATTCATACACATATATAAAAGCGATTGCCGAAGAGCTCAGAGGCATGGCAGTCGAACACGATATTCCAATATTCTCTGCAACACAAACGACTCGAAGTGGTTTTGTAAGTAGTGATGTTGGTCTTGAAGATACTTCAGAATCATTTGGTTTGCCTGCAACGGCCGACTTTATGTTTGCTTTAATCTCATCTGAGGAACTAGAAGAAAAGAATCAGATAATGGTTAAACAGTTGAAGAATCGATACAATGACCCAACGATAAATCGAAAGTTTATTATTGGCGTTGATAGAAACAAGATGCGTTTGTATGATGTAGAACAACATGCACAGACAGACCTAGTTGATAGTGGTCAAAGTAACAACTCAACAATAACAAGTAAATTCACGCAAAAACTTGGTGAGTTTTCTGATTTTAAAATATAACAAAGGAGAAACAAATGGCAATTACAATTAATGATGTAGAGTATGATGAAGCAGACCTTGACAACAATGTTAAGAACTCTATCGTACAAGTTCAAGAAGCAAATAAAAACATCGCTTCATTGCAAGCTTCACTATTGAATCAACAAATCATTGCACAGCACCACAGTAAGTTTATTCAAGACAACTTACCTGAAAGTGAAGAATCTGAAGCACCTACTGAAGCTGCTGATGTGGGTTCCGAGGACGAGTAATGAGTAACAATCAAGGCGAAAGATTCAATGAAATCTTATCTGTAATTAAAAAATTACATGATGACAAACGCCATGATTATGGAAATGACGATATATTCGCCAACTTCAGATTGTCTGAGATGGCGGGTATATCTCCTTGGAAAGGTTCAGTTATTCGTATGGGTGATAAGTATGCTCGTATAAGTAACTTTATAAAGAAAGGCGACTTCAAGTTTAAAGAAGAAAGTATCAAAGACACCTTAATGGACATGGCAATATACAGTTTGATTACTATTATATTATATGAAGAAGAAATGTTCAACGAACATGTAAAAGAGTTTGAAAAAAATATGAAGGAGAATGAGAATGAGTGAAGTTATAATAGATGCAGATAACACCTATAAAGACCCAAGAGCGGTGTATGATGATGTTGGTAATATAATTAATCAGGTTTATGATGACACTCCAAATCTTAAAAGAGATGCTTTAGGTAATGTTATTGGTAATGTGAATGACTCAGATGGTGAAGGATTTGAAATAACAAGTCCAAGAACTAATAAAGAATATAGCTTTGACACATCAGTATTGACCGGCGCTGATTGGTCTAGAATGTTTAATAGTGTAGACGATATCTTTACACCGGAAGAAATAAAGAAATACCATGAGTTTGCTATTCATGGTCCAAGTTCAAATTACAAAGACCTTATAGATTTAGGTCCTGAAATAAAAGACTTTTGGATTCAAGAGATTTGGGATAGAGTTAATCCAGGTGTTCAATTACTATCACATAAAATCATGACTACCGAGAGTTGTGAACTTAAAGTTAATGCTTGGGCGGGTAATCAATATACAGTTATTGTGTATCTAACTCCTGATTTGCAACCAACAGATGGCGGTGCATTAGAACTATGGACACCAAATCTAACAGACAAAACAAAAGCAATGGCAATCAATACACAATATTCTTTTGATATGTCTGAAGAATATAATAAAGAAATCTTAAAATCATATTGGCCAAGACCTGGTCGTTATGTGGTATTTGATTCCAGAATACCTAACATTGCAAGACCAATCGAAACCGATAAGGTTCGAGTAGCATTAATATTCAAAGGCACTACAATAGGTTATACAGAACCAACAGACGAAACAGATTT